AGGGAGGGGTTGCTCACAGCTTGGACAAATCTCTCGGTTTTTTGTGTGGGGAACCCACTTCCATCCACACTGACATTCGATTTTTAATTGTTCACTCATTTTCATCTCCCTCTCTCCGTCAGGGGATGCTATCTTGGGATCCTCCAAGCAGGAAACTATGTTATATTGTGTTGATGGTTTCAAGCAATGCAGAAGGAAGTTGTCTCTTGTATTTGATGATCAGTTTCCTCCCGAGGATCGCCTGTCTGTTTGTCAATGATTCTTTTCCGGCAAGGGACTTGCCGATACGGGTGTCGAATTTGTTGAATCCCATATTATCTTGTTCTTGCGCTCCGTCGCATACTCCAGATAACATTCTCAGTCCAGTATGAATTGCCAAGATCTGTTCGGTGTTCAGCTCCTTTTCGTATTCTTTCTTTGAGACCGTAATCGTCTCAATCTCGATTACCGGCAGAACAGGAATGTCAAGTTCTGTAATACCATCAAGTGCCTTTTCAATGATCTCTTGTTTGTGGACCATTGTTTGGGCAAGTTTCGCATCCAGAGATCCGTCGAGGACGATGTGCTGGATGAGGACATTGTTCTGTTGTCCGATTCTGTGGCAGCGATCTTCTGCTTGGGTAATGTTTCCTGGTACCCAGTCGAGTTCGACAAAGACAACATGTGAAGATGCTGTTAGAGTGATCCCGATACCTGCTGCTGTGATCGATCCGACAAAAACCTGAACTAAAGGATCGTCCTGGAATCTGTCAACAGATGTCTGGCGATCTTCCAGTTTGTCCTCTCCCGTTAATTTGACAGCCTTGTCGCCGAACTCTTTCATCAGGACATTTATCACGTCATGATGATGAGCAAATACGACAACTTTTTTCGTTGAGTTTTCCTCGATCATCTCCTTGATCGATTCCGCAACGAAGGGAGCTTTTGCCATCGCCACCGCATGTCTCATCTTGGCAATCTCGGTAAAGGCAGCCTGGACTCTTTCTTTCAGACTTGCAATGGCCTCTTTATACTTCTCTTCACCTTCGGCCTTTGCCAGTTCGACTTCAGCCTTCAGTCGTACCAGATTTTCCTGGTAGCTTGACCAAGCTGATTGCTCTGCCTCGACTGCTCCAGAGCATCCGTTGGAAGGGATGATGATCACCTGCCGTTGCTTGGCCGGTAATTCAGTCAGGACGTCTTTCTTTAGTCTGCGAACCATTATCGAGGAGCGTAGTTTTATCTGAAGCTCGTCGAGGTGTGAAGCTCCGGACAGATCCCATCCGTATCTTCCTTGGTTTGCATTGCAGAACTGCTTGGCATATCCCCAGAAATTGTTGAATGTTTCTGGATCTAAATAATTGGCAATCGGCCAAAGTTCAATCGGACGATTGACGATTGGAGTTCCAGTCAAGAATAGTTTACGCTTGGCTCTTAGGGGAGAGATGTCGACCTTGATCTTTATTTGCTTTTTGTCGACCGTTTTCTTGACCTCTCCTTTGAATCCAAAGATCTGTTGTGCCCTTTGCGATTTAGGATTTTTCACCTTATGGCATTCATCGGCGATCACTAGATCCCATTCGATTTCTCGGATGGTCTTTTCATGTTTGTCGAGGATATCATAGTTGATGATCACGATGTCAGTATCGGGGAACTCGTCATCGGCAAACCCGATGGAGAATGGCCTTACAGACCATTTCTCTATTTCTCTCTTCCAGTTGATCTTCAGGCTGGCGGGAGAGATCACCAATATCTTCTTGATTGACTCGTCGGCGTTTATCACGCCGATCGCCTGGATCGTTTTTCCGAGTCCCATTTCGTCTCCGAACAAGGTATTCTTGGACTCGCCGGCGAACTTGATACCCGCCTTCTGAAACGGCATGTAATCCATACCTTCTGGCACCGGCAGGATGATGTCCGCAGATGAAGCTGAACTTGCTTCTATCTTCTTGTCTGCCGACGATTTCCATTCTTCTAGGAAGTCTTTGCATTCGGCGTCGGCATAGTTGAGCAGTTTGTACGCCTTGTCCTTTTGGTCTGTCC